ATGAATGATTTATTGAGAACGAGGTTTTTCATCTTACTGGCTGATACCTCACAAGAAGTTATTAACACAGAAATGCAAGATGCTTATGAAAATTTTGTGAAGCAAATAGTAACAATTAGTAATTCGGAAGACTATACTCATATCTTCCGGATGCTGAATCTCACCCGTATTGAGATAGCCCCTTTAAAGGGGTTGTATCAGGATGGGCAGGGGGAAAAATGCGCTTAAAAATCTATACATTCATAAAGCATTATCCTTAATTGATGCAGAATTAGAGTTACTCAATCTGAAGATTACCCATCCCGAACAGTTTAATTCACCTGTTTCTACAGAGTTCAAATCAGACCTATATGTACTCCCAAAGTCTAAAGAATTGGGGATTATAGGTATTGCTGAAATTGTACTAGCTCTCTTTCTACTGGGAAAAATCGTTGGGGAAAATGGAAAGCCAGTCCCAAAAATTCAGTTGGCTCGTGGCTTTGAGCAGCTTTTCAATCTGAAATTTGGTAGTATCTACGATAAGATCGGTGAAGTGTTTACTCGTAAACCGTACAATCTTACTAAAACTTTGGACGCTTTGCGAAATGCTATTGCCAGAGAAGACCGTAAACGCAGAAACAAATAAAGATTAGAAAAGATGATTCTACAAATTGCTTATTTATAGCGGTTTATAAGCTATTTTTCGGGGAGTAGGTAACTACTCCTCTTTTTCTGCAACCTTGTTTTGCAGAACTTTGCTTCATCAATTGATTGAAAACAATAATATTGAACTTAAAATTGAAGCAAAATGTATATAGACAACGAAAACTTCGAGAAATGGATGGAGAAGCTATCCAAGAAACTCACCGAAATCGGGCAAGACTTGAAATCTCTTATCAATACTGATACTGTGTTCGATGAAAACGAAAGGCTATTAGATAATCAAGACTTAGCCTTTCTGTTGAAAGCATCTTTCAGAACCTTGCAACGCTATCGGGCAAAAGGTGTACTTCCCTACTTTACCATCGGACGGAAAACGTATTATAGAGCCAGCGATATCCGGGCTTTTGTCCGTGAATATGCCGATTCTCAAACCTACAAACAGTTTGAAAAAGCCAATCAGTTGGCTAATCAGCCCTGATAGCAAAAAGTAGCAGAGGAAAGAAGCCTGTGTTCAGGCTATTCCTTTGTGCTACCACCCCGATTTAGCACAAACTGCCTCACCTATCGGTTCAGCTTGTTTCGCTAAATCGAGCAAGAGGGAACTGGACAAGTCCTGTTCTTCCCTCTTGCCCTGCGGGGCAAAGCCTTCGGCTTTAGCGTGTTACAAGAACACGCTGTAATGACACCTGTAATAAGCATTTTCTTTGCAATGCTTATTATCAAGCATTTATCTATTCATATTTCTATAAAAAAGTAATTACCATGCCAAACAACAGTCGAAAAACGATATTCACTACCATTTCCATAGACAAGGAAACGGCAGCTTTGGTAGAGAAGATATGCAAACGCTATTCACTGAAAAAGAGTGAAGTTGTAAAACTGGCGTTCGGATATATAGACAAGGCACATATCAACCCATCCGAAGCACCGGAATCTGTAAAATTGGAACTGGCGAAAATAAATAAGAGACAGGATGATATTATCCGTTTCATCCGTCACTATGAGGAAGAACAACTGAATCCCATGATACGGGCTACAAATTCTATCGCTTTACGCTTTGATACTATCGGCAAAACTATGGAAACTCTTATTCTCTCTCAACTGGAAGCCAGTCAGGAGAGACAAACAGCCGTGCTGAAAAAGTTAAGCGAACAGTTCGGCAATCATGCCGATGTGATAAACAACCAGTCCAAACAGATTAACGCACTCTACCAGATACACCAACGAGATTATAAAAAGTTACTTCACCTAATACAGCTCTATTCGGAGTTATCCGCTTGTGGTGTGATGGATAGCAAACGGAAAGAGAGCCTAAAAGTAGAGATTATCAACCTGATAAATACATAGGCTTATGCACATCGATTTTGCCCCACCCTCGAAAGGAACATACAACAATGCAGGGAGTAGCCGACAACTGGCAAGCTATTTGGAGCACGAAGATTTGGAACGGATGGAAAAAGGTATTTATACCGAAGGCTTTTTCAACCTGACGGAGGATAATATATGTAAATCAGCCGTCATAGAAGATATAGATAGCAATATCGGGCAACTCCTAAAAACAGATGCTAAGTTTTACGCTATTCATGTCAGTCCATCGGAGAGAGAACTCCGAGCGATGGGTAACACAGAACAAGAACAAACCGAAGCAATGAAACGCTATATCCGTGAGGTGTTTATTCCTGAATATGCCCAAAACTTCAATAAAGAACTATCCGCTTCGGATATAAAGTTTTATGGGAAGATTCACTTTGCCCGCAACCGTTCAGATAATGAACTGAATATGCACTGTCATTTGATTGTCAGTCGAAAAGACCAATCCAACAAAAAGAAGTTGTCACCGCTTACAAATCACAAAAGCACCAAGAAAGGGATAATCATAGGTGGTTTTGACCGAGTGAACCTCTTTCAACAAGCAGAACAGGGCTTTGACAAACTCTTTCGCTATGATCGCCAACTATCTGAATCATTTGAGTATGCCAATACCATGAAGAACGGTTCTATATATGAACAGCTTAAGCTACAAGGGCAAGAAGTTAAATTCGATGAAAGAATAATAGAAGTCGATCAGTATAGCAATCAGCAAAGCCTTATTTCTATCGATTTTGAAAAAGACAAAATATGCAGTTCGCTTAATTCTTTCATTTCATCTGAAACAAGTTTTTCATCCCAACATAATGAACACATACCCAAACCTAATAAGAAGAAAAAGAAAAAATCTCTAAGACTATAATCAACACTAACTATTAAATAGCACGATAAAGTTACTTTAGCACACTAAAATCAAGTTGGTAAAACATTTGAAGACAAAGTTATACTACTTTTTTGTTTTTATTTGTATTTTTGTACTCCATAAGTGAAACCCACTTACTAATAAGTCTACATCTAGTAAACTTGTTTAACTGATATGATTTAAATAAGTATACATACATCATAAAAGAAAGATGGCAAAAAACAAATTAAATCAAGTATACAATATTGACTCTAGGCATATTCTTGAATCAATACCGCAAAATATAGAAATCCAGACTACGATCACATCACCACCGTATTTCGACATGAAAGATTACGGTTCTGAAAATCAAGTTGGCTATGGACAGATATATGAAGACTACTTAAATGATTTGCAAAACATATTTGGACAAATCTTGAAAATCACAAAAGATGATGGTACACTTTGGATTATAATTGATACTTTCAAAAGAAATAATCAAGTAGTTTCTCTACCTTTTGATCTAGCTAATAAACTTAAAGATATAGGTTGGTTTCTCCAAGATATAATTATTTGGAAAAAAGATAAAACAGTACCTTGGTCTACAAATGGATTTATGCAAAGAAAATTTGAATACATATTATTCTTTTCAAAGTCTCCGAAATATAAGTCGAACAAAGATAAAGTAAGAATCTACGACACCTCACAATTAAAAAAATGGTGGGTTAAATACCCAGAAAGATATAATCCGAAAGGAAAAGCATTAGATGAAATATGGGAATTCCCTATTCCTGTTCAAGGATCTTGGGGAGATGAGTATATTCGTCATTTTTGTCCACTACCAAAAGAGTTAGTAGCAACCATGATACAAATAAGCACAGATGAAAATGATATAATATTAGACCCTTTTGCAGGAAGTGGAACAGTGCTAACTCAATCTGCTTATATGAAAAGGAACTACATTGGGTTTGAACTCAATAATGAATATATAAAAATGTTTGAAAATTATATTAAGCGAACGATAAAAAAATACCGGAAAGAATATGAATTATTGGAGCAACAAAATAATCAGAGTAACTTTGAGACACAAATCTTAAATTTAAGGGCACTAAAATTTGCTCGTTTACTTATAAATAAAATTGAAGAAGAAACAGCAAGGGATGATTTTAAAATTTTTGTTACGATAAAAAATAAAAGTAGTAAAAGAAATAAGTCTATAGTTGCCGAATATCAAATTATAGGTGATGCTGAATCAAATAATATTTTAAAACTTATCAACGAAATTATAGTCAAGCCTCCTTTGTCAAAATTTGGAATAGAAGCAATATTTAAGTGCGTAAAAGAAAATAAAGTAAAATCAAAAAATATTTTTGGTTATTCAAAAACTAATTCCTATTCATATATTAAAGATATTGATATATCATCCCCAAAAGTTAAAGTGATAAGCGATATCTGTGTTGATTTAAACGAAAAAGATTACGACTAAATGACTTCCTACTATGGCTAAGAAAAATACAAAGAAAACCAAGAAAAGACTCTCTTCTGCCGAAATTTCTCAACGCAACGAGCAACGAAATCAGAAAAAAGAGATATGCGATATCCTTAAAAATATAGGTTTCGAGAAGCTATCTTATATTGATGGTAAAGAATTTAATTATGAAGGGAGAACATCGGAATTAGATGATATATTTATATTTGAGAATGTTATTTTACTAACAGAATACACCATTGGAGATCCTCATTTGTTAAAGAAAAGTATATTCTATGACAGAGTTAATAGTGATAAAAAAGCCTTCATAAATTTTATGCTGCAAGAAGAAAAGCTTAGCAGTTTTAAAAAGTATTACCAAGATAACATTAAAGATAAATATTCCATTAATCAATTAAGAGTGAAAATCTTATATTGCTCTAAAAAAAGCATATCAGAAGAACATAAAAGTGTTGTTAATGATGTTATTTATTTTGATTATCACATAGTACAATATTTTAAAAGTTTGACAAAAGTAATAAAAAAATCAAGTAAATACGAATTCTTAGAATTTATAGGCATCCCATTTAACGAATTTGGTGAAAACATATTAGGATCAGGACATATTTCCATCAACAAATTCTCTGGACATATTTTACCAGAAGAAAAAAGTTCTTTCAAAGAAGGTTATAAAATTGTATCTTTCTATATTGATGCTGAATCATTAATAAAAAGAGCTTATGTTTTGCGCCAAGAAGGTTGGAGAGAAAAAGAAAACATAGGCTACTACCAAAGAATGTTCGAAGCAAAAAAAATATCAAGTATGAGAAAATATTTGACGGAAAATAGCAGAGTTTTTATAAACAATATTATTTCTACAATTGCAGAAAACCAAATTAAACTATTTGATCGCAAAGGAAATCCTATTATTATAAATGATAAAGGTGAATTTGAAGGAGATAATGCTTCTACAAATGTAACTCCGGCTTTGATAGAGATTAACGATGAGTGTAATATCATAGGACTAATTGATGGCCAACATAGAACCTATGCTTATCATGAAGGAGATGATATCTACGAACCTCATATTGCCAAACTGAGAAAGATACAAAATTTATTAGTTACTGGAATTTTATTTCCTCAAAAGGAAAGTAAAGAAAGCCGATTAAAGTTTGAAGCTAATCTATTTTTAGAAATTAATTTAAACCAGACCAAAGTAAAGCCTAAATTGCAACAAGAAATAGAATTAATGATTACTCCATTCTCAAATATCGCTATAGGTAAAAGAATTTTAAAAGGGCTGAATTCGAATGGACCATTAAGTAATTTGATTGAGCAATACTCTTTTGAAAAGGGCAAAATTAAAACAGCTTCAATTGTCAGTTTTGGTTTAAAACCATTAATTAAACTTGACGACATAAAAAGCAAAGATAGTTTATACAGCTTATGGGAAAATCAAGATAAAGCCAGGTTAAAAGAAAGGAAATCAGAAGAATATCAAATATTGAATGAATATATTAGTTTTTGCATTACGAAAATAAGAGATCTTTTAATTGCATTTAAATCCGAATTAAGCTCAGACAAATGGGAAACATATACTCCTCAAAATCCTAATGGAATGTTAAATGTTACATTTATAAATGGAGTGTTAAATGTATTAAGATTACTAATTGAGAATAATAAAATATCAGATATTCAAAACTATAAAGAAAAGTTAAAAGACATCGACAAATTTGACTTTAAAAAATACAAATCTAGCCAATATAGAAAAATGGGTAAAGATATATATGCAAAATATTTTGAAAATGCCATATGATTCAATGAGAGTTGTCTTTTAACTAAAAACGATTATTTGATCTGTTTTTGATATTTCATTTTATTTTTTCAAATTACTATTTCTCATAAGAGATTTTAAGCTATCTTTGCCCCTAGTATTCTCCATGAGCAAACTACCGCAAAAGCACGTAGCAAATTAGTGGGATAATTCATGGGATATGCTTGAAGCAAGAAATATAAAGTTTTAAATATCAGCGTGGTATCTCTGTAAGGAGAATCCCAGGCGGATCACTTAGAAATCAGAGAGTTACACGAAAGTAACTCTCTTTTTTTATGCCTGAATTGTGCTGGATTACATGGTTCGTAAGCATCCGATAAAGTACACATTGTATTTTCATAAAATAGAAAACTCGATATCAACTTTAGTCAAAAGCTAATATCGAGTTTTTTTTATTCTTCAACATAAATATTTAAACTCCAATTGGATTCGTGTTGGATTTCTCTAACTTCCAAACATCCGGAAGAAGTTCACGAACATTTTTCCCGGAGTCCTTTTCCAGATAGTATGGAAGTTTGGCTATGACATCATTCAGCCATTCCCTTGGGTTAATTTCCTGTGCTTTACAGGTAGCTAATAGTGAGCATATGATTGCTGTATTTTCAGCAGCCTCGTGGTTACCACAAAAGAGGAAGTTCTTTCTGGACAAAGTAAGTGGTCTAATCGCATTTTCCGCCAGATTATTATCGATTTTCAGATTTCCATCTTTCAGGTAATTCTTCATTCTTGGCCAAAGAGGATAAGTATAGGTAATAGCTTGTCCCATGCGACTTCTTGGTGGTACTTTGCCATAAGTCTGTTCCACCCATTTTTCAAAGGAGTCAAGTATGGGAGTTGCCAAACGCTGGCGGAGTGCACATCGTCCCTGCGCATCGAGTTTCCGGGCATCTGCTATCTGCTCAATATGATATAGTTCCTGTATTTGTTTAAGAGCATATTCAGCAAGTGATCTATTTTCATCCAGTGCCAGCTCCATATGTCTTCTGATATGGGCCAGACAGGCAATAAGGCACACGTCCTTAGTGCCATCAAACGCATTGTAGGCACTGTATCCGTCACTTTGAAGATATCCTTTGAAGTCCTTTAATAAATTTCTGATTGTCTGTCCGGATCGGGAACCGTCATCATAATGGAAGATGACCTGTTTTTCCATAACTGCCCTGACCATCCATAAATACTCCTTATCGGTTTTTCCCTTTCCTTTGTTGATGACCCGTACTGTGGTTTCGTCGACCTGAACATATCCGCTGCCCGTTACGAGCTTTACTAATTCCGAATAAAGAGGACTTAATAACTCACATACCGGCTTAAACCACCCGCTTAAAGTACTTTCCGGCAGTCGTACACCCAAATGTCTGTATTCCTTTACCTGACGGTAAAAGGGAACATGATATTCATATTTCTGCAGAAGTATTTCGGCTAGCAAGGAAGGTCCTGCCAGACATTTGTATATAGGGGAAGGTGGAAGCGGTGCTATTATGACACCGCTTTCACCCTCTTTGGGAAGACTTAAATTATTTTTGAGTCCGTATTTGGGACGTACTGTCTCTTTGACATATAGCTTTCCCGGTTCAAATTCAAGCGTACGTGTGCGCTCTTCACCTATACGACGATATCGATTCAGATCCACATTATCAGGTTCGACAATGACTTCCACAACGGGCAGCCCCTCTAACAGTTCCCGATTACGGCGGGATTCTTTTTTCTTTCCGTCCGGTTTACATGTCCTAGTGCCTACGCCAGTCTCCACAAGATCCGTTTCCTCTTGCCTGGGATTAGCCAAGGTATCAAACAAGGCAAGCTGGTTGGGATCCAAGGATGCCAGCTTTTCACTCTTTCTGCCGAAAAGCTGTCTGTTTAACCAGGCTACTTGCGACAGGAGTTCCTGTACTTTTTGCTGCAGTTCTCCCGTCTGTTCCATAAGTTTCTGATTTGATTCTACAAGGGTACGATTTGTCTCCAGAAGCCCTTTTATTTGCTCCTGTTGATTCTTGATTATTAGTTCCATCGTATCTGTATGAATCATTCTTTTTAGTATCTTATTATAATGTAAAGATACTGAAAATCGTACAGCTATACAAGTTTAGGAAGCTCTTTTTAATCAATAAAATCCTTCTTTTCGACCGGCTTTAAGACGTTTGAGTCTATCACTCGGATTATCGGTTATGCCTTCCACCATCAGTACTAAATCACGCCATTCCATGGGATAGGAACGGCTTTCACTATCATAGGAAGGAAGTCTGAAGGTACCTTCCTCAAGGCGTTTTATGTATAAAACCATACCTCCGTCTTCGGCATGCAGAAGTTTCATGGTTGTTCTGCTTCGGTTGACAAAGATAAACACATCGCCAAGTCGAACGTCATATCCCATTTTATCATGAACAAGCCCACAAAGGGAATTTATTCCTTTGCGCATATCTGTCTTCCCGGGACACAGGAAGTAGCGCATCGTATCATTCAGGCAGAACATGGCTACATAATTTACTGATCAGGCCATAAATAATCTCCGGATTACTTAGGATGTTGAGGTGGATCTTTATGCCGGATGGAAGTTCTATGGTTACATGCCTGTCACCACATGATGAAGTGGGAATGGCAGGAGTATGATTAATATTAAGAGGGATAAACGAATCACCTGTAGGTTCGGTGTGTTTGGTATATGGGTGACTCAATCCATATTTCTTCTTCCAATAATGAAAACAGGAAGCAGGATACGATTCATTATCACAGAAATCCTTTATGGTTAGTCCGCTGGACTGTTGGCGCTGATATAGCGCTAAAAACTCTTCTTTACTCATTGATCGTTTCATAACTACGTTTTTGAACGCAAAGTAATAGAAGAGTTTTTAGGTCTACAATGTGTACTTTATCGGATGCTTACCATGGTTCAGTTAAACCGAGAGTTTTCTCTTCCAAAGCAAGTCTATGCAAAATGCTATGAATCAGCGAGAAAGACACAAATTCGTGGGACTTTTTCCGACTAAATTTTAGTCCCACGATTTATTCACCGATAATATGCTTGAAACGGCTATTTTCTGCTACCTGCCAGAAAAAAGAAATCCCTGATAATGTCTGATTATCAGGGATTTGCTTGATTTTTCTTTTGTTTTCAGTGATCCGCCTGGGGCTCGAACCCAGGACCCCAACATTAAAAGTGTTGAAACTTGGGCTGAATATCAAGCCTTTAGCGTATTTCGTGCTTAAAAGACGTTGTTAATACTATTTTGATACAAAGATACAAAGGTATTTGATACCTGCAAACTTATCTAGTATAATTAATGGCTTATAAAGTAACGTAGGGTCATATTATGTACTTATATCAAGTTTTACATAATTGAAAAGTTACAGCCGTAGAAAGTAGGGAGGGCTGGGGTTTAAAGCACTATCAGCTTAAAATATTACCCCATTCCCCTTCATTCATTACTTATTCATAAATTCATCTAGTTCCTGCTTCTTTCGTTCCATATAATTAGTATATAGTTCTGTTGGTTCATCTGTAACCAAAGTGGCTTCATCACCGCCAAAACATATAGCTTCAAATTCATTCCTAGATAAGAATACAGCCTTTATATCTTCCTTATCAACCTCTATAGAATATACAGCAGTATCTTCCTGCTCATTTCTAAATGCAAAGAACTCTGCTACATCTCTACTGGTAGTCCAAGAAATACCGAAACAGCTATCTTCATCTTCATACTCTTCTATACTGCAACCTCTATACAAAGTAACCTTATCGGGCAAACTATTATAATAGGCTAGTTCTTCTTCATTCATCACTAATTCCTTCTTACACCTCATAAAGTATTGTATAGCCCTAAAATCCCCTGTACCTCTGCCCTCAGTCCAAGCTATAGCCAGTCCTTTATTAAAGGCTTCATCAGATAGTTTGCCCTTCTCAGCAAGGTCTGCAAATAGTTCCCATCTGAGATTACTATCTGTATAAGTCCATAATAAATTAGTAATATCTTCACCTGTTGCTATCCCTCTTTGGAAAGCATCTTCAATAGCTTTAGCTTTCTTAGCTTCCCATTCTTGCATCTGCTTTAAAGCATCTTCTAATTCTTTTCCTTCTAATACTTTCATACTTATTAGTATTTAAAGCCAGCTACCATTACCGATAACTGGCTATTGATTTAAAAATCTATTTCAACTTGTTTCCCTTCAAAAGTCTGTAATAGCTTATCTCCAATCAGCTTTACTAATGAATTAACAGAACCTCTTTTGTATGCAACAGGTTCTTCCATATAATCATTAACCAAACTGGCTACAGCTACTAGACCAACAGCTTCAAACATAGATACCTGTTTAGGTTCTATAGGTTCATTCCACTGTTCAGCAGTTTCAGCTATTGCAGTAACATTAATAACTACATCTTCATCACCTTCATTAATAATGCCTGTATCAGCATATCTAAGGTTTAATTCAAACCCCAATTCCAGTAAATTCCAAAGCTGGATTAATTCTTTTGTTTGTGTATCCATACTCATCTGTTTAAACCATTAATAAAATTACTTCTTTCTTCTTCACTCATTGCAGCCAGCATAGCCTTTAGTTCTTCCTTGTGCCCATTAGCCATCTCTGCCAACTTAGCCTGCTTCAACTCTCTTAGGTTAGAGATATACATCTCATAGCTCTTAATACGGTCATCGCACATCTTAATGTACTCATCGGCACTGGCATTTACTTTGAACTGCTTGCCGAATTGTTCACACTGTACCTTGCGGTCAGTTAGGTCTATTTCTTTACCTTTAATAGTAACTGTATTAATCATAAAATTATGCCGCTGCCCTGCGGAACTTATTTAGGTATCTGGCACACCAGTTATTTAACTGGCAGCAAAAGTACTAGAACTAATTTACATAATGCAAGAATTAATTGTTACTTACTACAGACCTTTTAAAGTAACAGTTTCTCCTTCTTTTAGCATTTCATATTCTACTTCTAGCCAGTTATTAGTATTCCACTGCTTCCATTTTATAAAGGTTACAGGTAATAACTGACCTTGCAAGTTTATCCAGCTTAGATTCTCCTTGAATTTATCAGCCAGCATTAATAACTGTCTAAATCGACTTCGGGTAGCTAATGCAGGTGTTAGTTTAAACAGATGCAGAATCTTTAGAATCATATCCTGTTCATTTGTGCTAACTAGACTATCCTTCTTCCTCTTTACTGGAAAGTAGTAATGCAGGAAGTTAGCCAGTTCTACAGCGAACATACTTTGTATGTAGGTGTTATTAGCTACTTCTGGTAACTTACATATTTTGTCCGTTTCATAACTATCAGCAGTCGTATTAATCCGAATAGCATCCATCACATTCTTTATCGCATATTCAGTATTAAATGTAAATGTTTTACCATCCTTATCAGTAATGGTTATACTGGCTACTTCATTCATCTTATCTAATTCATCATTCATCTCTTTAGCCGTAGGTCTTAGCTTTACAAAGTAATGCTGTTCTATTACATATATTATATAGCAGCATAACATATACAGTTTTTCCTTGCTCCCATCAAATTCTATCTGCTCATTAAAGGTATCAAAGTCTACTGTAGGCACATAGTTTCCTTCCAACCAAACAGTAGCAAAGTTATCTGGCTTCACAGAATAACATCTGTCACCTTCAACTATAGCATAATACTGAATTTCCTTATAATAGTAATCTATATATTCCATACTGCAAAACTAATAAAATAGCCTGCAATCCAATAAAGGACTACAGGCTAAATTTATTTATTGTCTTACTCTATAATGATAATCTATGCCAAATAAAGTACCACTAAACACTAATATTTGTCCTAGTACCCATAACACACTATTATCTATTATACCTAATGGTGCTACCCCAAAAGCCATCACAACAAGGACACAACCGAACAGTATTAGTAATACTGCCACTACCAGTTGTATCTCTATTTTATTATCTTTTATAAAACCCATAGTTCAATTAAATATTATCAAAGTTAAAGTTAGATACTAAATTACCACCATTAGTAATACTTCCACTAACGGTATATGTTTGATTGGGAATAGGTAGTATTCCTAATTCACTCCAAGTAAAACTTATACTCATAACTGGTATTGAAGAAGTACTATATTCCCATTTTTTAGAACCACTGCCAGGACTTTCAATCCCAATTATATAAGAAGTACTTGTTTGTGGTCTGCCTTCTGGAAAATATAATGTTAATTTAACTCCGTTACTTTCTCTAATACATTTAATGGCTTCTAATATCGTATAAGTTCTATAGTTCTTAATTTCTACTTTCTTAGCCACTGCATTAGGCACTGCAAAAGCATTATAAGCATTTGCTTTGTCTTTTACATACTGCCAGTTTCTTAAATCAGTAATACCACCTTCAACGTAAAGATTACGTGTTAAGAACAAAGTACAAGTTTGTTTTGTATTAATATAACTTGTAGGAAAGTTACCACTACTTATGTCAGCATAAAACTTATTATACCAAGCGTTATTAAACTTAATGGATGTTTGTTGTGAGTTATATTCATTAAACAATCCTCTAGCATAATCACCAACTAAAATGCAAGGATAATAATTTTCAAATTTAATTGCATCACCATCTGTATTAATTAACTCTCTAAAATCTATTCCAGTAGTATTACTTCCTGTATAATCATAAATAACTGAGCAATTAAAACTTTTAGGAACATTAGTGTAGGCTAGGTTTGTTATCTCACCTGTAAGTGTTGGCACTGCATTAGTATCATAACCTCTAAAATCACCTAATCGAAATGGGGATAGCTCACCGCCATTAGGTTTGCCAATATAATCAAAATTAGTATCGTGAAGCTGATTATAATTTCCTGCACTTGTACTAGCCTTAATACCATAATAGATACCTAAAGAATTATCACCGCTTGTTCCTTTAAATTCTTCATCACTCAAACCTTCAACTTTATTATAACGTATAGGTTTATGCTTTGACCATTTATTTATATTATTATGTGTACATAATGTACCGATATCTCTACTGCTTGAACCTATTGCATTACCTACTATACTTGTTGTTATTCCTGCACTTCCTAATATCATATCAAATTAGTTTTCAGTTTGTTATTTGTTCTTTAAGTCTATCTATTTCCTTTCTCATTTCCTTGTTGGATTGAATAAGAATAGCTATCAGTTGTATATAATCTATTGATTTATATTCGCCGTTATAAATTGGATGCACAATACTTGGTATTACTTCTTCAACTTCTTGCGCTATTAAACCATAATTCAACTTGTTATTCTTATTAGGATTAAGTTCTTTTGCCTTATCATTCCATTTAAAAGAAACAGGTCTCAATTTATCTATGATGTCACTAGCATTATTTATTGCTTTAACCTCCTCTTTTAAACGCTTATCAGAAGTACTATAAGCTGTTACTTCTCCATTTGCTTGTAAATTCCCGTGAACAGTAAAACGTGAAACTATAAGGTCTGCTGTACCTTCTCCGTTTAATTGTAATTGAGCACCCGCACTGTTTCCCCAATCATCATTGGACACTGCTAACAGCATACTTCCCCACGTATTTCGATTCATACGATAAGAACCTATAGTATATCTTGTCAGATATCCAACTCCATCAATTGAATCTTTCCACCCAATAACAGGACGTGAAGAGGTTTGATTAGGTATCATTAATGCTATCTGATTAGCTCTGAAAATTGCATTATCTGGATTAAAGAATATGTCCCAAGAATGATTCCACCTATCAACCATACTACTAATATATGAACTAGTTGTATATACATTATCAGTGTTGGATATAGTACCATTTGCGGTAAATGAACCTGTCGCCATTGGATACCAATTACCATCCTGACTACTACCGTCCCTTAACTGTAACTGTCCAAGTCTAAGAAATAATTGTGCCCAAGCTACATCAGGAATATGAAACAGCACTTTTGGATAGCTTCCTACACTATTACCACCATTAATTTGCATAGTATTACTACAGTTAATTGTACCAGTTGAATATAAGTCACCAGTAATATCGTTAGTACCATCAAATCTTTGTCCCCAAAGATTTCTAGCCGTTTGTAATTGGGTAGCACTACCAGCGTTACCACTGATACTAGCACTACTAGTAATAAATCCTGCACCGTTAGTTAACTGATTAGTGTTATTGGGTATAGCTACACTGACTGCTGCACTACCATTAAAAGACTTGGATTGATAGCCTGTAAAGGTTAATGTATTAATAACCTTATTTGCTACTGTAGCATAAGGAACAGTAATATTATTAGTAGTACCATTTTTAGTCCAAGTAAGGTGGTTACCATTAGTACCAAGTGCACTAACATAACTACTATTATGGTTATGTGAACTAGGTGTAAATGTAGATGGTTTATCACTTATTTCACCCCAACTATAGGAAGGCTTTGCAGATGTTATCCAACTAGGTTTATCTGTTATATCTTCCCAACTAGAAACACTGCTTTTAGAATCTATCATATCTTTAAGGATTCTACCCATATTAGCACTTAAAGCACAGTCTGTAGCTGTACTGGTAAGTGCATCCACTATAGTTACAGTTCCAGTACCCGAAGTAGTTCCAGCACCATAAGCACTAATTTCTTTCTCGCCTATTACATTAACTTTTGCTCTTAAATCACCTGCACTATCAAAGTAAAACGCCTTGTCCCATATAGTTTTATCTAACTTGTTATTCCAACTAGTAAGATTGGCTTCTGTTATCTTGTCTAATGTAGTCTTGTTAGTATGTGTGTGGTTGTTCTCATTCCACTTAGCTATATTGGCATCTGTAAGTGCTGCTGGCTTCCCTTCTATATTAGTCCAAGTAACCTTAGTACCATCACCATTAACCCACTTCTTAGAAGCTGCGTCATACTTTAATATTTGCTCGTCTGCCAGATTGGTTAGTGTTACATCTTCCAGACCAGCTAATAATATACTGCTAGGTTCTATAGCTTGTATCATCTCTCTTAATATCCTACCTTGATTGGCTGACAAAGCAGCATCTACAGCTACAGAATCCAAGCCATCATAAATAGTAACTGAACCTGTAGGTGTATCACCACTTGTAGAACCTTGACCATAAGCAGTAATTTCACCTTCACCGATTAAGTTTCCAGTAAATACTATCTTTGATATATCTACTGTATAAGAGCCGTCACCATTATTAACAGCAGGTAGAAAGTTTCCACTTAAAGAAGAACTTCCACCACCGCCAACATTAGTAACAGCTACATTACTAGCATTGACTACACCGTTACGAAATGTCTTATTTATATTTGTCCTTGTAAATTGCATATTACTTCTTTTCTATTAACCGTATTTCCTGCTTGCATAATCTATAATCTGTAGTAATGCTGTCTACTATGAAGGTCTTATTAGGAAGAAAATTATCAGTCATAGTAGCATATACTTTAAACTTGTTCTGTAAGTTCAGATTCAGAATGGCAGAAGGTGTACTATATTGTGTTACTAGCCTATATATAAGATGCTCTTCCTGTCTATATATCTGCTTAGTAGCCTTATTATATACGTTATCTAGATAAGTAAAGCTAGTACCATTAGCACTATAGCAAACTGCACTATAGTTACATTCCTTATTATCCCAAGTACATATAGCAAAATCTTCTGAATCCATCTCATTTACAAAGTCCTCATTTATAATATTGCTGTATTCAGTATCAGAATCCTTTTCTTCTTCCTTTTGAAAGTTCTGAACTTTAGCCTGTATATCAAAATCACTAAGAAACACCGCATCACATCTATAGCTATTATCTATTTTGTGTGGATGGTATAATGTAAAGGTAGGTTTACCAGTAATCACTTCATTAGTGTTAGGCATTGGAATAGCGTAACCTTCACCATCTATTCCCATCTTCCAATCAATGTTATTTTTAACTGGGAATATCCTGTTAATACAATGGTCTGACTGTCCTTGGTTATCAAAGTATAATTTGAATGTACTATCTGTAGTAGTCCACCCAGAACCATTCCAGTACATATTGCCATATTTTAGCTTACAGTCTATATAAAGATTATCTGGATTAAAGTTATCATCTTTGTTACTATATCCTTGCATTATATACATTTCAGATTCTCTATCCATAAATAGGAAATTTCCCTTAATAATTAGATAAGTTGAACCACCAATGAAGCTAACATTATTATCATTTACTTCCAGTTCAAATAATGGTCTTAGTTTACCATCATAAGTATTATGAACGTGTAATAGTACATAGTCTGTGAAATTGATATTATTATACTTCTTATTAAAATCAGTAACCTTATCAAAGAAGGCTTTACAAATAGTAGCACCTACATAGTTCTGTGTAGTAGCATAGTTAATAGTAGAAGGTGCTGATACTTGTGCTAATGTGGTCTTATTATAATAGTAACATTTATAGTTACTGTTCTTTAGATACTTAAAGAAACATTTGTGCATACCACCTTTACCATCTTCATTTACTTCCTGCACATAAGACCAGCTACCACCATAGTTAGTTAAATACTTCTCATCCCAGATACTAGGTATAATGCTGTCAAAGCTGTATAGACTGTCTTTAACAGTAACCTTATTATATACATTATCTAAGGATAACTGACCACCATTTTCAACATAATCACTGGCTTCTATTTCCTTAGACTGCTGTAATGTTATCTTAGTGGATGCTGTACTACCAATGGTAAACTTATAGTAAGTATTGATTCCATTTTTAATAGCATCATAATCCAAGAAGTAAACCTTATCACCATCAGCTACAGCAGTTACATTAAGGTATTTACAAACTTCTTCCAGAACTTCCTGCATAGTCATAGGTTCATCATCTTCATCAAAGAAGTTCTGTTCACTGATATACATCTTACTAGGTAAACAAAAGTCAGATGTAGCATTTAACTGTGTATTATCCGAAATATAGAAAGAACTATAAGCATTACATTTACCAAGCAGATGGTTTATAATCTGGGTAAATAAAACTATATTCTTCTTGCCGCCTATAGTGGTGTACTTATAATACTGTAATGTGCTAAGTGCATCTATGGCTTCTACCTCTATTTCTTCTAATTCATTCTCATAGCCTTGACTGTATAGATTGGGTGTTACATACCCAACCCATACAATACCATCAGTATTACTAAGAACTACCTTATTCTGTTGTGCTGTACTACTATACAAATCAAACTTATAATCGTCTGTAATCATTCCTATAGTAGCACTGCTATACTTACAAGGTTTATATAGATGTGAATCAGAAGTTTCTAACTCGGTTATGAATGGTGTAGCAGATAAAGTAATGTTCTGCATTTCTCCAGAACCTATTTCCAATGTGTATAGCTTCTCATTTATATCATAGAATTGTGCTGTATATTTCATCTTACTTTAGCTGTTTTATTATTGTAATTGGCTAGAACTCCTACAAGTTCCTTTCCTCTAATCTTAAACTCTACCTGACCACCGCCAGCAGAACCCATAACTCCATTACCATTAAGCAGGTTAAACAGATTCCTTTGCTGTCTGTTATTAAGAATCATTTCACCAGCATTTACCCTAGCTAGGTTCATATCTCCAATAGTACTATTGCCAGCGAATATACCACCAGTACTAAAGGAAGGAATACTAGCCAAAGCTGCTACTACAGCCGCTGCTGCTGCACCTGCCAACAACCATCCTACAAACGGGGTTTGGGCTGCACTGGCTACACCACTGGCAATAGCTTCACCTTTCTTGGCTGTAGTTAATGCTACAATTTGTGGGATAGCTGCTGCTACAGCACTAATCAAATTAGCACCCCAACTTAACCAAGCTGCCGCACCTTCATTGGTCATATTGGTTACAGAACCCATAATAGAAGCTATAGCACCTAAACTTTGTGCATACTCATTATTCAGTTTGATATTCTTATTAGTAATAGGGCTACTAAACTTAGGAAGTGAAGTAGGTATTTCTGGCTTCACCATACCAGCCAAACCAGCAGGTTTGCCATCTAACTTACCAATAGGTGCATTAGGATATTTGTACTGGAACTCTATTACCCTTTTCTGTTCGGTAAGTGCATTTAGTTCAGCATTGATTCTTATCCTATCTTCATTACTAATAGCTAGGTTTAATTCCTTTCTTAAAGATGCTATCTGTGCATCCAGTTCTACTAATGAACCAGTAGGAATAACAGGTTTTAATTTAACCTCTCCATTATTAAGACCATCCTTTAAATCCTGTCCTGCATCAGACATATCTTTCTTGATTGTTCCTACCTTATCAGTAAAGGTTATAGCCTTATCTAGCATATCCTTTACTTCTTCACCGACTTCCGAAGTAAAGATATTCTGGAATCTAATCATATTCTCTAGGCTCTCATCTGTAGCTTCTTCCAATTCCTTAACACCTTTAGTATAAGTGTCTAATCCTTCACTACCTACACCAGCACCGCTAATCATCATTAAGTAACCTAGATTCCTAGTACCTTTAGCATCTGACTTCCTTTGCTTGTACTTCTCTAAATCTGCATATTCCTTAGTAGACGGGTCTAATAAACTCTCATATAGTTTTTGTGCTTCCTTAGCATTATTAATACCAGTAACACCTTTAGCCTTCATTACTTCTTGAATCTGTTCCCAGAAGTACTTACTTTTACTTTCCCTCTCTAAGATTTCCTTCTTGGATAATTCTATGTAAGTGTTATAGGCTGCTGTCCTTTCCTCATTACTAATACCCTTCTTAGTAATAAGGTATTCATAGTTATTTCTTTCTGCTTCTAATCTATCTGCTTTAGATTCACCGATAGCCATAGCCATCTTAGCATTAGATAAGGCTTCTGTATATCTCTTAGCCAGTCCGATAGCATTTAATATCCCATTCTCAAATACAGTCCAATCACCACTATATAAAGACGAAAAGAAGTTATCTACAGTAGTCTTAGCAGTACCTACTACAGTATTCCAGTCCTGCTGTGCTTCTCTGGAACTATTAACAGCAGCATTAAATGCTTCCCCAGCAGTCATAGCTATACCTAGCACACCAGCAAATCTTCCTATAGTAGCTGTGATATTCCTTCCTACCTGCTGAAACTGTTGTACTTGTTGTGTGGACTGTCTTATGTTGTTATCGAATTGACTACTATTTAATAATAGTCTGGTTACTAAATCAGCCATATTTAATTATGTGTTGTATATTGTTTAGCTTTCTCTTTCAATCTCTTAATATCTTCATTACTAATAGATGTTTCTCCTGTAGTATCACTATCCCAAGTAAACTGCATTATATCAGTAGGCTTTAACTTCTTAGTGCTGTTACATTGTGCAATTACATAAGCTATCATTCTAGCCTGTTCCCAGCTATTTCTATCCTTCCTATGTAGATTGCTAATCAATGGTTCTAACTCATACATCTGCATCTTATCTAGTACATATTCTGGGTCTAGTCTACCTTCTATTACTAAGGCTGAATATATCTCCTTAGTGGTTAGGACTTTTTTTTAGCATCCGTATTATTAGTAATGAATAGCTGTTGCTTCTCCAGTTCCTTCTTTAAGAAGTTCTGGAACTCTACCATAATACCCATATCTTCATCTATGGCTTCTATCAGTTCCTCAAAGGTTAGTGAACTGTCTGGATTATTAGCCATTAAGACACAGTAGAAGAATAGATATTCATCTGTGATAGTCTTTAACTCAAATGCCTTACCTGTAATCTGTTCATAGATAAATAAGGCTCTAAGAGTATATTTCAATTTGTAGTCTTGTCCTTTAATAGTCATATCAATAAGTATTAAATAATAAAGCCTTTACACCTCCATAACCTAGAGATATAAAGGCTTATAATTATGCTGCTTTTGAAAGTGCACCCACACCTTCAAATGAAGCTGTAAATGTTGCATTATCTCCATTAGGAGCATTGGCTTCAAGTGCTGTAATAATAACATTACCCGAATAAGTTCCAGTAGTAGCTGGCAACCATCCCCCTTCTGGTACTTCATCCTTCTTTGTTGAATAATCTTTCTCTAAACAGAATACAGCCTTAATAGGTGTTCTGGCTGTTAGCTTGTCAAATAGCATATCAAAAGTAATACCTTCACCATCATTAGAATAAAGGTTCTCGGTACTACAATTCCAGTTAATCTTTCTAGCTGCCTTAGCTACCCATTTACCACCGCTATCCTTAGAAGTGGTTTCTACTGTTTCTACATTTATACTTAGTTTGTGGTTAGTGGCAAATGCTATAGACTTATCGTCAATAAATAGCATTAAGTCACCACCGTTAATTACTTGTCCTGCCATTTGTCTTTATGTTGAATGTAAGGTTTTGAATGAACGTATCTTCTATGTAATCTTCATCTGCATTAGTCATTCTAATATCCTGTATGTTAATACCAGAATAGTTCCCCTTTTTACCTTGTAAGGCATCCTTTACTAAATCAGCTATTTCTATGCTTTCATTATACTTATCAGAAGCTATAACTACTTCTACATAAGTATCTTCCTTATAGATAAACCTATCTTTACTATCAGATGGTTCTATACCAGTTCTTCTATAAACAATAAAGGGAAATGTAGTACCAGTATCAGCAATTAAGGGATATATTTTATTTTGTACCCTGCCAGTAACATTAGCATCATTACTAAGCAGGTTATATATTGCTTTGCCTACTTGTAAACTCATCGTCTGTTTCTATTTGCTATTCTCTGAATTGACTGGCTAATAAGGTTATCCATACTATTAAAGATTTCCCCTTCCTTATGGCTCTTAGCTGTTCTAAAGAAATGTACAGCATTAATACTACCTCTATTGGCTGCTGCTCTCTGCCTTCTTATAGGATTCCGACCTCTGACAGATGCAGTATTATTACCAGTGGTTCTTCTAACTCCAGTACCCATTTCAAAGAACTTCAATCTAAAGTCACCCATAATATGTACTTTAGCTTCTGTCCCATTTCGGTCAGCATTAGATTTAATCCCACTTACTAAGGTTCTACCATTCCACCAGTTTCTACTGGAAGCTGCTCTGCCTAAAGTCTGCCTTAGCTGTCTTTTAGTTTCACCGACTAAGATACCAGCACCCTTTCTTAAAGCACTTCTATAAACCTGCCTTTGCTGCCTACTAGTCAAATCCGCAAACATAGAAACTACCTGTCTGGCATCCACTTCTATGTTATTCATTTATCAATTCAGTTACTATAGTGGTTGATTGCTTATATAATTCTGGATTTATGCTAAGAATCCTGTACTTCTTTCCATCCCAAAGGATTCTCATATTCTCATTTACCTTATGATAATATCTAACAGTAAAAGTTACAGTATAAGAATGAACTATTTCATTATTCTGATTCTGTCTATTACCACTGTTATAAGTAACATTAGACCTAGTGCTAATAACATCTCTCCAATCAATAGAATTAGCACCATAGCCATCTTTAATTGCTACAGGTTCTTGTATGGTAATAGGATAATGTAATGCTCCTGCTCTCATTTAATTGTGTATTTACGGTAAAGTCCTATCAGATATTCATAACTATAGGGAATCTTAACTACTGTACCATAACTAACAGGTTCTCTATTTGCATAAAGATTACCTATCATTAGTAACATAGCGTGAATTATAGCAGGTGGTAAAGTACCACCTACTTCTAATTCATCTAAAGCTATGTCTAAATGTTTAGATACTGAATCCTCTGCTACAGCTATTAAGTCCAGAATGTACATATCGTCTGTCCTAAAATCCTCATCTACTAGCAGCTGTTTCTTTGCTTGTTCTAAAGTTATATACATAGCTTACTACTTATTAAATAGACTATAATTAGGCTTTAAGAACCTTCTTAACAAATGCTTCTGTTCTTCTAGGCTTGGCATCAAAGTAAGCATTGATAACAAGTCTTACTTTACCGTTAGCAGCTTGTGTATATGGGTCTACTGTTAAATCAATTCCACCCCATTGACCAATAACCAAATCAGCAAAATTACCGAAGATTACACCCTTACCAGCTACAGCAGAAGTAGAAAGAACTGGATAACCGTTTACCTCATTACCTTCCATCAGATACTTACCAGTATCAGTACCCTTGTCAGTAGTCTTTAAATCAGCCTTAGCAGAAGGTGAAACAATAAACTTAATATCACCTCTCACATTCTTAGCTTCCAAATCAGCTTCCATCTTAACAATATCCTTGTAAGTGATAGCATTGCTATCTGCTACTACAGCATTAAGCATACCAGCAGGTTTCTTTGCATCACCAGCTTCACTACCCCAAATAGTAGCTTCAAGTTTGTTGGCAATAGCTGAAACAATATCTCTCTTTAGCATTTCCTCAGCAGAATTAGAATCTTGAATTAAGAATTGCTTAGATACGTCGATATATGCAGTAAGTCTTTTAGGCTCTAGGTTTACTTCTGAGAATGTACCACCGCCATTAGAAGCAGCATCAACTTCACCAGCCCAACCTACATTTGAACCAGAATAAACAGGAATAGAAACATTACCTACAAGTCCTGTCATATAAGAAGCACCTGCTTGTGCCAATACTAAACTTGCTCTCAATGGTTCAAGAATACCCAACTTATCTTCTGCTACATTCTCCTGTCCTGCTGTAGCTACAGTAGCTTTAATATCACCTCTTTCCTCGATAGGAAGTACAATCTGTCCGCTATAAGACTGACCAGCCTTGCGCATTTCTGCGATACCAGCAGTTACTACTTCCTGTGCTCTCTCGTCTAATTGTCTGTTATTGGCTACATCATTGATAGCCTTTAAAAGTGAAAACTTTTCCTTCATAGTATTAGTTGTATGTGTTGTTTGTTTAAGGTTATCTTCTTCAATCTTCCTAATCTGAATATCTATATCTGCCGCTTCTTTAGTAAGTGCATCAAATTCTACCTGCTCGCCAGCATTTAGCTTTCTTACTTCCTTCTCTGCACCAGATATAATTTCCTCTGCTCTCTTTTTAAGCAGTTCCTTTTTGTCCAGTAGTTCTAAGGTGTTCATTAGTTTAACTTACTCCTAAGTCCAGCGAAGTAATCTTTTAAATCCTCGCTCTCTAAATCCTGCATCTTTCTTAATGCTACAGATGTATCTGGATATGCTTCCTTATATACTGGTGATACATCGAATAATTCTTTGAAGCTATTGATAGTTCTTAAATAACTACCATCTTCCTTCTTAGTCCAAGTATCTTTACCGATAGTAAAGGCAAATGAAGAAGTACTAATATCACCCCTTCTAAGACCTTCTAACAGTTCATCACCTAAAGCAGTGTTAGGTGCTTCAAACCTGTATTTAAGTCCAGTATCATCTATAGTTAATTCTAGGCTTCCAGTACCATATTTAGACCTGGCTAATATACCTCTATCCTCATTGTGATTCAGTAAGCATAGTATATCAGACTTTTCTAAAATACCTTCTAAGGCTGTAGGTTCTATTACTTCAGTAAAGCCACCTAAATCCCTAGACTGCTTACCGAATACTAAAGCATACCCTTCTACAGTCCTAGAATCCATCTTTACAATTTCATTACAGTTTCTTAGTTCTCTCATAGTATTGTTATTATTCCAATAGAATCCAACCAGTATTATCTATCTGATTCTGTAATGCTGCTACCTGTTCCTTTAATAGCTTGTTCTGTTCCTCTAAGGATTCAATATACTTTCTTAATGCAGAATCGTCATAGTTACTAAGTCCAGCCAGTTTCTGTTTCTCTGGTGTTGTGTAATCTTCTGTAGATAACTGCTTACCGTCTACCTTATCAACTTTGGTATTAACAACATCTTTAATACCTTGTAATTCATCCTGTAAATCGGTCTGCTTAGTAATATCACCTTCTATAGTACCCCATACAGCATTAACTGTACTACCAATCTTGGCACTGATTCTATCCAGTTCTAATACTCCTTCTTTAGTTGCTCTCTGTAGTTCCATTACTTCAAATAATAATTAGTCTGCCCCTTTACTACCTCATCATAATAAGCATCATTAAACATAGCATTAGGACTTTTAAAACTGTAGCTGTAATAGATTAGTCCAGATTGTAGCTTATCTAGGTCAGATGAATTAATAACCGCCTTATCTATTCTATCTTCTTCTACTATACCAGTCAAATCACCACCTTTAAAACCACATTCTATAAACTCTGCTGGGTTTGTGGTGTAAAGTCTAAGTATAAATTCAGAAGTGTTTCTTACCCTAAAAGGAATACCGTCTTTATCTTCCAACTTAATATTGAATACTAAGTCAGTCCCCTTGTAAATTGTCTGTATCATTGATTATATTGTTATTAGATGGAATGTTATTAGCAGCATTTTTAATCTCCATTAGATTAACCTGTATAAAGTGAGAATCCCCACCATCTATAGCAGGTAAATCCAACTGCTTTCTAATCTCATTGGCACTAACCACACCGATATTAAACAGTGTATTGTAGTAGTTTGCTAAAGATTGTTTGTCTGCTCTTAGTAATACAGAAGTATCAAATCTTACATCTATTCTACTCCTTTCAGAAGGCTTGTACAGCTTCCTTTCAAACTCTAATTCTATCTTCTCTAGTAATGGTGATAATGTATCAGTAAGAAAAGCCAGCTGAGTAGCCTCAACAGTACTATAACTGCTCTTGGATAAGTCAAATGCTTTTACAGGTGATACCCCGAAGAACCTACAAATATCAATTACATTAAACTGTCTGGTTTCTAATAGTTGTGCATCAGCAGGATTCACTGTAATAGGCTGGAAGTCCATATTACCTTCTAATACAGCTACTCCATTAGGTGTACCAGTAGTAGGACTAAAAGCAGTCTGCCAGCTAGTTTTTAAATCTACCTTCTGCTTACCAGTTAAAGTAGATTGTACTTTAAGAATACCAGCCAGATTAGCACCACCTTTAAAGAATCCTTGTGCGTGTGATTCAGAATCTGTAGCCAGTCCTAAAGTCTGTCTGGCGTGTTGTAAAGTACTGATTCCAGTAATACCATCATAACTAAAGTTCAGTATATGAATCATATTGCAAGGCTCTACCAGTCCTTTAATGCCTACAACACTATATTTAATTCCGTCCTTCTGTTCAGTAATAGTAACATAATCTGGCTGTAAATAATGAAGTGCTACTGCATCTCCTTTAGCATCTCTTTCTATATAAGCATATCCATTGCCTTTAAGTAATGTACTTACTATCAAAGTCTTTATAAAAGTAAACCTGCTCATCTTATTGTTCGGCTCTTTGTTCAGTAAGTAGTAGGTAGGATGCTTAATAAACTTTTCTTTATAACCAGAATCATTAATGTAATATGGTTCTAATGGAAGCTGTGCTACTGCATCACTAATAACATCTACACACCTGTAGACTGTAGATAATAACATAGCCTTATTAGTAGTATAGCTACCATTCATATTATACATCAATGAATCACAGAATAACCCTCTGGTTTCCTGCTCTGGTTCTTTCTTTTTAAACCAATTAGTAAAAATTCCCATTAAATAGTCAGTATTTCATTTGTGTAATGTGGTGTTCTCAGATACATACCTAAAGCCTGTATCATTGCTATAGTTCCATCTATCTTCTTCTTATCTACTGCCTTATTCGGTTTAACATTACCATTATAATCAGACTTCAAAGTAACATTTCTAAAGCAGTACCTATTTATTTCATTGTTATCAATAACTGCCTTACCAGATAGTATTAGCCTTTCCAGTTCTCTAGTAGGCATATTAAAGTTACCTAGTGTTTGTGGATATTCTTCTAATGGTAATCCCTGCTCTGTAGAATCTATAGCCCATTGTGTAGCATTATACTTGTCATATCCTACAGACTGGATATTAACTACATCAGCATATCTAAGCATATCAGTAGTTATATAGTCATAATCGGTAACATTACCACTGGTAACAGTAAGATACCCCTGCTGCTTCCAGTATTTGTAAAGTTCCTTATCTGCCTTATCCTTTAATGCCGATTCTGGAAGATAGTAATGTGTTTTGAAGTGGTAAGTACCATCCTGTACTACTAAGTAAGCTACAGCAGTCAAATCCGAAGTAGCAGCTAAATCCACACCTACATAGCAATCCATACCAGCAAACTTATTAAGGTCTACTTCCTGACTGCACTTAATAATATAGTCCTCTGGTAGCCACACATTAGAACTGTCACACCATAAATTCAAAGTCTTAGTTTTAACTCCGACTTCATCAGCAGGGTTATTTATTGCCTGTTGTACCTGTCCTCTAATGTATTTGGAAGTTACTGTAATATCCAAGTTTGGTGCACATTTAACCCAGTTCTTTTCATCTCTCCAATCATCAGCAGCATCTAAAGAATAGATAGCTATAAACATTTCATCATCTACCTTTAAGCCATTAAGCACTTCTATAGCTACGGTTCTTAATTGGTAACAGGGTAAAGTTTTGTCAAATCCAGCAGTAGTAATAGTACAAAGATGCGGGTTCATCCTCATCCCCATACTGGACTTAATAACATCACGTACTTTACTATTCTTAGCAGCGTGATATTCATCCAATAAACCAAAGCTGGCATTAAATCCATCCAGCTTACTATCATCAGCAGCCAATACTTTCAACTTGGAATTAGTAAGGTTAAACAGAATATCAGCTCTATAGGCTGTAAGATACTTGCCTTTAGAATCCAATCCCTTACTAAACTTGCTACACATATCAAAGGCTATCTTAGCCTGCTCTTTACTATTAGCAGCCAGTAATACTTCTGCACCATCTTCACCATCAGCTATTAAATAATACAAGCATAAAGCAGCAGCCAAAGCTGTCTTACCCTGCTTTCTACTTACTTCTATATAGCTGCTAGTATATCTTCTGGTAGTAGTTCCCTTCCAGTAGAATCCAACTATATTAGCTATTATAAACTGCTGCCATCCTTCTAAGGTGAATGGTTTACCAGAATGTCTACCTGTATAATGCTTCAATGTGCTAATGAACAGAATGGCTCTATCTACCTTGTCCTCTTTAAATTCCAAATCATCCCTTTGCAGGTCATTCTGGAATCTCTTACAAGCCAGCTTAATAGTTTCACCAGCTATTATTTCACCATTAAGAACCCTACTACAATATTCATAGTAAAGTTTGGTACTCATTTTATACTTCTATATTTCTTAAAATGTGGGCTATAACATCTACAGTCCATCCATCACCTAAAACATCTGCTGCTTCATTATCAGTAAGTATATCACAATATCCTTTAGGCATAGTTTGTAATCTCTCCCTCTCTGCTTTATTCAGATACCTTACATCATTGAAGATAGGTGAGCTGCATACAATATCACTAGCTGCCATCCCTCTAAAGTGTTCATCATAGTAATCTTTACACTGCTGATAGTGCTTCTCATCCTTAAAGATAAGAGTAGTGAAGCCTTTAGCATAGAATCTATGAAACATCTTTATAGGTGTTTTTAATGGTCTGCTATCAGATACAAGCAAACACCTAGCTTTATCTTTAGGAGAATAGCCACTATCTAAAACATCATTCAGATTTATCCCTTTATCATCTGGAGCCACTATATTAGGAATATTAGTCCAGTATAATCTAGGTCTATTTTGTGCAGAAAGTAATTTACTATTTATAGCTATTGGTTCAACTCCTAGAAGCTCATTTATCTTAGCTTCATCCGCTTTCTTCATTTTTACATTCTCCAATAAGAAATACTTTGGTTTTAATTCTCTAAGTAATCTTAGGTAATGATAGAACAAAGAACTCTTTTCTCCCTCTAAACCATTTCTTGTTAAATTTGCACAACTAAAATCCTGACAAGGGCTACCACCTATAAGTAAATCAATTTTAGGCAATTCTTTAGCTTCAATCTTTGTTACATCTCCTAATTGAATAGTATTGGGGTAATGCGCTTGTGTTACTTTAATAGCTATTGGTTTAATCTCGCTTGCATAGTAATTATCTACTTTAATTCCTGCTCTTTCTAAAGCTATCTGTCCGCAACTTATACCATCAAACAAACTTAGCACATTCATTACCTAGTTTCCTTTCCTTCCTTTATAAACTGTTCAAATGGGTTATACCCGTCCTGTTCTATTTTAGGCAATTTAGTTCTAGCCTTAGCTGTTAGTCCGAACTCCAGCATAACTTTCATAGCCTGTGTTTGAGCATCTTTAGCAATCTTAATAGCTGGGTGCGGTGCAATGTTACCCCTATCACTGGTAACAGTCAAACCTTCATCTTCTAACTGTTTGGATGCCTTAATGAACATACTGTAGTTTCTAGCCAGCATTGTTAAAGCTGCACTATCCACATTCTCTAACATACCAGTACTATCCAGCTGTTCCAGTACATTCTGCATATATACCTTAGCATCCTTTTCAATGTCCTTTGGAATAGTGTAATTTATCATATTATAGTTTATTTAATTTTTATAATTTATAAAGCTATGTAATGGCTCTAATTGACTTATAATCACTATAATACAATTATTAAAGAATGTGAATTATTTATTTGGAAATCTGTTAAGGTATTAGTAAATTTGTAATACAATTAAAGGCTAAACTATGGAAAGAAGAAGTAATTACCCAATAGAAATTAAAGCTAAAATAGACCTAAATACTGACCTGCTACTAACAGAACTACAGCAATTACTAGGCAAAGACAGGTCTAAACTACTAAGATTGATAATAGCAGATTTCTTTAATAGAAATATTGATATTATAGATGAACATACTAACCACAAGTCAGATAAAGCACCACTAATAGAAGCCATACTAAAGGACTTCTTCAATTATAACAGGGAAACCATTAACCAGTACATTAAATTCAAGAATGATAAGACCACCTAAATCAGCCCTACTACAATATGTTTATGATTACGGACTAGACAAAGCAGCAGCATTATTTCACATTGATACAGAAACAGCAGATAAGATAATTAACTGGAAGCCACAATATGACCAGTACAGCTACAATACAGTAATAGATAAGCCACTTCATAGAAATGCTTCTAAAATAGCTGATATAATAGCCAAACATTATCCCGAATTAGTAAAGCAATACACCACATACTATAAAGACAATATCTATATGTCCCAGACTGTAGAAGATTTCCTACAGAAAGCAGTAATAAGATGTATGGAAGTAGGACTGGAAGATGTAACAGAAGAATCTGTATTAGAACTACTAAGAATGCAATTCAATACTATAAGATGCTATGCTAAGAAGTCCAGCTATACAATGAATAGTAAATTAGCACCATTGGAAGTACAGAATGAAGAAGGTGAATACATAATACCATCAGAACTATATGCCATACCTAAAGAAACCGAATAAGCAGCCTTCCAGAACATTTAACAGGGAAGAAAGACAGAAGATATACCAATCTACCAAATGGAAGGAATTAAGACTAGCTAAGCTAATGCAGCAGCCATTATGTGAACTCTGCTTAGCCAAAGGCATTATTAATGCAGCAGAAGATATTCACCACATAGATTCCTTTATGAATTATACTGGCACTAAAAGACTAGCCAAAGCATTTGACTTTAATAACCTTATGTCTATCTGTAAAGAGTGCCACGCAAAAGAACATCACTATGAACATTAAATTAAGCATACCAGTATTACAAGCATTAACCAATAATGAAGCATTTACTTACTTCTGCACATTAGTAGCCATTAGTAAGAATCCAGATAGTACTATTAAAGATATAGTAAGAATAACAGGTGTTAGTGAAACTACCATCTTTAACCATCTAAAGAAGTTTGAAGAAGTAGCCAACCTAACAATAGATAGAACTGGATGCAGTAATAAGTATAGCTATACAGAACCTACCAAGTTCTTTGTAACCATAGATAGCAGCCTGTTAGATACAGATGTAGATAGATTAGTAATCGGCTTCTTAATCCGATTCAAATGCTGGTCTAGAATAGCATCCAATATTGTAGACCTATCTCTAAATAGAATAGTTCACGAAATAGGGGTACAACATAATACAGTATATTCAGCTTTAGAAGCTGGTCTAGTGAAAAGAAGTGATAAGAAACTTTACTTTAAGTTCATTCATCCATCACTTTGCATACTGTAATACAAGAATATAGCTATTATAACATCCTCAATATAAATTTTAAAATTTGTTATAATTAATTTGTTTATGTCAAAATATTTCACTATCTTTGTATTACAATAAATGAAGGAAACTATCATACTGAAACATAGATTTTAATTCGATTATCTAAGTGGACTGGCTAGCTGATTAGCCAGTTCTTCCACTTAATTCACATCTAAGAATCACAAAGTTATTACCATAAGTACCTTTTGAGCATATTTTAGGTACTGATTGTTAATTATTCATCATAATTTTTGAGTTTGGGTTAGTTAAGCGTAGAATAGTAAGCGTAGTGATACGCTTATTATTTTATTTCAAGTGTGACAAATTTTGGTAGCGAAACCTCAATCTTCTATAGAAAGAATACCCAAAAATGTCACACCAATAATTCAAACTCCAGATGCTTCTAAACTCCAGATTTTAAACCGACTAACTAAACAAACAATTTACAATTATGACAAACATTATTATTACTAAAGAGTACAAGTATTTAGGTGAATATCCATTATTCAAAGAGAATGGTTTACCAGTAGGATATTTAATAGATAAAGGTAAAGTAGGCTGTGGCGGAACATCTATAGCTTTAGAAGATGGTAAAGATACTATTATATGTGTTCCCTTTGTATCACTAATTAAGAATAAGATGCAGAAATATAATACAGATGGTAAGGTTAATGTACTAGGTGTTTATGAAGGTGTTACCACATACGAAATTAGAGAGTATTTGAATACTAAGAAAGGTGCTAAAAAGATTATGTGTACTTATGATAGTTTAGCTAAAATTGCTGGTATTACTGGTTATAACTACTTCTTACTAATAGATGAACTACACCTGTTGTTTATCCAGTATGTCTTTAGAAACAAGGCTGTAAGGACTGTATTAGACGAATATAAGAAATTCAAAGAATGGTCATTCTTAACAGCTACCCCTATTGAATATGATTTAATGCTGGAAGAACTAAAGGATATTCCGACCTTTAAAATAGACTGGGAAGATAAGACCGAAGTAAAGGTAAATGCAGTACAATGTAAGTATGTAGGTGCTACAGTAAAGAAAGTTATCAATGACTTCTTAGAAGGTAAAGTATTCGGTAATGCTCACTTCTTTGTAAACTCGGTGGAATTTATTGCTACTATGATTAAGAACTGTAACCTTACTAATGAGAATACCAGAATCATCTTTAGCAAGAATAATGAAAGCTATAAGCATACTTGTCAAGGTGTTACTAACGGTGAAACTACTGACCCTGTAAAGAAGATAAACTTTTATACTTCCACCTGCTTTGAAGGCTGTGATTTATTTGATACAGAAGGTAAAATTTATATCATCTCTGAAAGCACCAAGGCACAAACCTTAATGGATATTAGTACACAGGTAAGACAGATAGCAGGTAGAATTAGAAATACCCAGTATGCAGATACTATTACACATCTTTATAAAGCTACCAGATACAATACAGACCTTACTTATGAAGAATATAAGCAGGTAGTTCTGGAAGAAGAACAGAAAGCTAAATCATATATTACTAAGGTTAATAATGATAAGGAAATTAAGGAAGGGACTAAAGAAAGCATCTATCATTACATTTGGAAAGATGAAAATACTGGTGAATTTGTATTTGACCCTAATAGGATGAAACTGGATATTTATAACTTCAAGGTACTTAACCATACATACAGTTTACAAGTTAATTTAAGCACTGAATATAATAAGGCTGGTATGGCTGTAGGATGCAGTACAGATAAGACTTCTGATAAGCTATTAAAGAATGATTCAGCCAGAACTACCTTTAAGGATGCTATAGAAGAATATGATTCTATAATGCAAAGAAAGGAAGGTATGGTATTCAGTCTTACAGATGGTGACAGATTAGCCTTATTAAAAAAGAAATATAGCTATATCAAAGATGCTTATGAACTACTAGGTATGGAACAGATTAGAGAACTTAAATATCATACTTCACATATTCAAAGACTTCTTATTAGTATCTCTGAAAAGATGGATAATAATGCTAAGGTAGCTAAGTTACTGCTTACTATTCCTGCATTTAGAATCGGTGAATTTATTCCTTCTGCTGATATTAAAGATTGCTTGAATAGTATTTATGGCACGCTAGGAATCAAAGGAAAAGCTAGCATTAAAGACTTTGAAGATTATGCTAAGATTAAGGAAGCTAGGAAAAGAATAGATGGTAAGCAGGTAAGAGGTTATATTATTCAGTACATTAAAATTAAGTAAGCTATGGTTATTGACTTTACACCCAGTACAAAGGAATCAGAAGAAGCTAGAATATTAAAGCTAAAGGAAGATGCAGTAGAAGCTGGTATTAAAGCTAAGGAAATTTTAAACAGCATAGGAATTAAATATATCATCCGACTTTATAAAGAAGGTGGTTGTATTAAGTTTTACAAAGGTTCTAAATGTATAATGATGGCAGGTTTACTAGCTGGCACTAATGAACTAACAGCTAATTTCTCTCTTTATTATAATGCTACTAAACTTAAAGACAGGAAAAGATTTAAAACTGTAGAAGAAAATGATTTCCTTACAGATATACTACTAAACCTTTATTCTCAACTACAATAATCAGACCTAAGACAGTGTTTAGATGAATTATTAAAATTATTGTAATTTAGCTTTGATATGTAAAATATTATTATTATATTTGCAATATGATAAAGAGTTAAATGGGAATGACTTTATCATTCTGGTTAGTGAGTAATTTAGTTCTATTTTACTACTAATCAAAGTAATAATACTACAGATACTTCTACTACAAAGATTATCCTATCACATAGATTATTTATTTTATAACTAACTTCGTTATTCATTCAGTAAGGTAGTCTGTGAAGATAGCCTTACTTTACTTTGATTATTAACTACTTAAACTATATATACTATGTTTACAACCTATGTATTACTAACATTCTTAGCAGTTCTAATGTATTTCCTTATTAGGACTGTAGTAAATGAGATTAAACAACATATCACAGAAGAAACAGATAGGGTTATTAAGGCTATTAAAGATAAGAACTATGTGGGTAGATGAAGAAGCAGTTATATCAGAATCAGATGAAGCATTAAATATATTAAGTGAATGAAACGTATGTCAGAACAAACTATTAACGCAATTATTAACTACTTAGTCCAGCAACCTTATAAAGATGTGGCTGGACTGTTACAGATGATACAGCAGGATTTACAAACTAAAGAAGAACCTGCTAAGGAAGAATAACCCATTAGCCTGTAAATGATATATGGTTAATGTGAATGGCTAATGATTTATGTATAATGGAATACAGGCTAGTACAAACTACTAGCTTAAATGGATAAATTTGATGAATTAGAACTAAATGGAAGGAAACTACTAGAATCATTTTTAATACAAGTGGGTGCTACTAATCTGCATCCTACAGAAGATAAATATGCACCAGTGGACTACTATTTTACTTATAAGGATAAGAAGGTAGTAGCTGAAATAAAGGTAAGAGATATTAAGTATGAAGGCTATGATACTCATTTAATGGAAGTATCTAAATATAAGTCCTTAGTGAAGGATAAGAAAGATAGCCAGTCAGATACAGCATACTACATTAACTTCTTTACAGATGGAACTAAAGTTAATGCCTATTGGTATAGTACTAATACTATTAGGAACTTTGGTACTATAGATTATAAATACTGTCCGACTACTACAGCAGCCGATAACGGTAACTACTATAAGAAGGTTATTATGATTCCTTCTAATAAGGCTCAAAGATTTACCTTAGTAAATGGTAGGTGGTCTAAGATGAATTAACTATATTTGCTCAAACTTTAAATTTATTGATTATGAAAAAATTATTACTATTATTATTTGCAGTACTAACATTAACAGCTTGTGGTGATTCACCTATTAAATCATACATTACTAAAACATATCCTACAGCCACTAATATTGAAATAATGGAAGATAGTGCTTATAACGCACATTTCGATATAACCAGATTAAATAGGGAATGTAGTGAAGTAATAGAGAAACTAGTAGATATGTCTAAGCAGGAAAGAAGGACTGCTATAGATAGTCTGGAAGTAGCTACAGTAGCTATTCAAGTTCACTTGGAAGATGTATTTAATACTCCCAAAATCAACTCTAAGGCTTATAAAGTGAATCTTACTTTAAATGGTCTGCCCAAACAGATAGTAGTATTTGAGCATCCATTAGGCAATATGTACTTTACTGGTGAACAGATTGAAACTGAATTTAATAATCTTCTGGATAAGATAGAAGATATGAAATAATAAAATACTGTCCAAAATATTTTATAGTACCACTTTAAAAAGCCTAGTCTGTCTTAATTGGCAGGTTAGGCTTTAATGTTCTTATTATTATTTGTACATTTCTATTGGTTGAGATTCATTTAATTTATATATTTGCAACATCATTAAATAAAAGACTAATAACTCCTCTTTAAAACTCTTATCACAATGAAAACATTTAAATTATTAAGTATGGTTTTGATAGCCATTTTTATTAGCAACAGTTTCACAGCTTGTAGTAATGATGAAGAGCCAGTAGTACCACCTGTAGAAGATGAATATATAGATATACCACTAAAATTATCTATAGATGCTTCTATAGATATAACAGATGAACCTATAAGTCGGACAGGGAATCAAGAAC